GGGGGGGGGCAAACTATATGTTCCAAACGCTAGAATAAACTTTGAAAGTGGATTGGGTAAAAAAGGAAAATCGCCAGCATTTGGAAGTGTCGTTATGAAATTACAAGACAAGTGGGAAATTGAATTATTTAAAATAAAATAAAAACATGAAGCACCTAGAAGTAAAATCAATCGAAGTAAATGGGATAACCGTGTATGTTAAAATCGACTATGATAATGGGTTGGTGTCGTTGGTTGAGAGATATCCGCATGGTTCTGAATGGACAATTAAACCATGGATATTCGCTGATCGTGGCTTAGAATACATGGCTAGCTGGCAAAATATTTTAAATGCCATGCAAGAAGCTGTTAAAATGGCTAAGTTAGAATTGGAGAAAGATTTGGCGGAAAAGACAAAGTTTAAGGAAGATTTTGTTGAGGGACTTATTAAACGTGGGTTAAAACCAGCTAAGAAGAAGAAATAATGGTATAATTAGGTAATGATTAAATATCTAAAACAAATATACCAAAACTTTATTAGTGGATTAGAAGCATTAAATATAGTAGACTAAGATTGATATTTGTAAATTTAGTTTAGTGTATGAACGCCATATAACTACTGATCAATATTTGTATGGTGGTGCGCCTAGTAAGCGGAGGCGAACTACGCAGGGAGATAACATCAAACGCGCGAGTGCATAAATGACGTAAAGGTAGCTCCTTTTTGGTCTTGCCGTACAATCGGACTTTATCATATACTAAACTAAGTCTATAAATATTATGGAAGAAAACAAACCACAACCATCTCAAATACCTGATCCAGCAAACATAAACCAAGATCCAACGGTAAACTTGGTTAATATAGTGGCAAAGGGAACTAAGGCAAAGGGTAAGCGTTCACTAAAAAAGAACGAGATAATTGCTTTGCTTAAAGAAAAACAGGAAAAGAACCATGGAGGTAGGCCTACGATATATAGTACCGAACTGGCAGACGCTATTTGTGCAGAATTGGCAAAAGGTATATCTCTTAGCCGGGTGTGTTCTGAGAATGATGAGTTTCCTTGTATGGCGACGATATTTAACTGGATTGGCTCTAATAAAGAGTTTCTGGAGAAATACGCGCGCGCGAAAGAGGAAAGCGCAGAGGCAATGTCCGATGAAATTTTGGATATTTGTGATGACGGCAGGAATGATTGGATGGAAGTAGAATTAAAAAACGGCGGATCATTTTTAAAGGTTGACCAAGAGGCGGTACAAAGATCGAAGTTGCGTGTTGAGACTAGGAAATGGTTAATGGCCAAAATGAAGCCTAAAAAGTATGGTGATAAAATGGACGTGACATCTGGTGGAGAAAAACTAGCACCACCACCAAATAAAATAACTTTTGTTAATTTCAGTAAAAGAGAAGACAATGACGAAAGTTGATCACGGACAGGCTATCAATGAGGTTTACGAACCATTATTTACTGAAAAGCCTAGATACATAATTTTAATGGGCGGACGTGGTGCTGGTAGATCAAAGGTTGCTAGCCAAAGAGCCGTCGCTAAAATACAAGAAGATACTTACTATCGTTGCGCTATTATGCGTTTGGTTCTTGGCGATATCAGGAACTCAATCTATCAAGATATTTATGACACCTTTGATGAAACTGGTGTCTTGCCGTTTATTGATGTAAGAGAACATATTTTAACATTTGAATACGGGGACAATAGGATTAACGGTATTGGTTTTAAAAAGTCTAGTGGGCAACAAAAATCTAAATTAAAATCCCTAGCAAACTACAATGAGGTTATTATTGAAGAAGCTGACGAAACAGCCGAAGAAGATTTTATGCAGTTGGATGACTCTTTGCGAACAAAGAAGTCTGATATTACGGTAATACTGCTTTTAAACCCACCACACCGAAACCACTGGATTATTAAGCGTTGGTTTAATTTGGAAGAATCAGGCGTTGAAGGGTACTACAAGCCAATTCTAAAGGACTCATGCAAACACGACACGCTATTTATCCATACAAACTTTAGAGATAATTTAAGAAATGTAGACGAGAAGACCGTTGCTAACTTTTTGCGGTATAAAGAAACTAAGCCTGATCACTATTACAATATGATCGAGGGGTTAGTTAGTGAAGGAGCTAGGGGGCGTATATATCGAACATGGCAGAGATGTACGGCCGAAACGTTTGATAGCTTGCCGTTCAAGTCTATTTATGCGCTTGACTTTGGTTTTACCAATGACCCGACGGCTTTAGTTGAACTCAAGCAACATAATGAAAAAGTGTGGGCTAGAGGCTTAATATATGATCGTGGGCTTACAAACAAACTGATTAGCAAGCGATTTACTGCCCTTGGAATGGATAAAAGAACGGCTGTAATATACGCTGATAATGCCGAACCTAAATCAATCCAAGAACTGCGCGATGATGGTTGGGATGTTAGACCAGCTAGTAAAGGTCAAGATAGTGTGCGCGCCGGTATTGATATGCTACTAAGCAAGGAGGTTTTTTATGTAGAAAATGTAGAAATGGAAAATGAGATAGTGGAATATAAATGGTCACTGGACCAAAACAAAGAGCCGACAAACGAACCGATTGATGATTTTAATCACTACATGGACGCAATCAGGTACGGAGTATGGACAGAAAATAATAAAACATTTATCGGTTTTGTGTAAAAGTTATCAACAGGCATATAGCCTTTTATTATGCGTGTGGTATAATTTTTGTAAATAACTCTCTTTATTAAAATAATTAAAGATTATGTCTAATTTTTCAAACTTGTTAAACAAAGCTATCGAGCAAATGAAGGCCAAGAAATATGTAGGACTCTTAAGCAATAGCTTGCCTATTTTAAATACTAATTGGAGTAAAGGAGATTTTTTAAAAGCAAATGAGATTTCTTTATATTTAAATCGAGCATTATCGAAGCGTGCTGAAAAGGTTAGCGAAATTGAGTTTGTATTGAAGGATAAAAATGACAAAGAGATTTTAAATGATCCTTTGTTTGATTTGCTGTATAAGCCAAACAAAGTCTTTGACGGACCACAGTTTTGGGGCTTATGGCAGAAATACTACGATATCATTGGTGAGACTTATATCTACAAAGAAAAGGCTAAGGGTGGGTTTGGGGTAAAATCAAAAGTAATTGGCCTTCACTTATTAAGACCTGATTTAGTTGAAAAGGTTGCAGATGAGGCTAATCCTGGTACTTTTAAGGAATTTATTTATCACACTGGCAACAAAGATATAACATACCAGGCGGATGAGATTATGTATCGACACAATCCTAATCCATCTAGCCCATTAAGCGGAATGTCTATCGTGCAAGCCGGTATCACTACAATCTTGACCGAAACTCAAATCAACGAATACCACGCCAGAGTAATTAAAAACGGCGGAAAGATTGAGGGTGTGTTTAATTTTAAGACTGGATCATTAACGGCAAGCCAATTGGCTGAATTAAAAGACCAATACAAGAAGGAATATGCCGGTGCGTCCAAGACTGGTATCCCTCTTTTTCTTGGTGGAGACGCTGAGTATATTAAAACTGGCTTAACCCCGACCGAGCTGTCATTCTTAGAAACTAAGAAGATGACCCTTGATGATATCTCTATTATGACCGGTGTGCCAAAAACTATCCTTGGCTCTTTTGACGATATTAAATTTAGCAATGCCGATTCATCGGTTGCAATCTTTTTGCGCGAAACAATCAAGCCATTGTTGAGCAATCTTACGTCAATGCTTGATGAGAACTTTTTTCCTGATGACCGCTTCTTAACTTTTATTGACCCAACGCCAGAAAATATCGAGGAAAAATTAAAAGAAACCGAGAGTGGAATTGATAATTATTATATGACTATCAACGAGGCTAGAGAGCGACATGGCCTTGATCCGGTTAAAGACGGTGATGATATTTTAATTCCGAATAATCTGGTCCCACTTGGTACTGATATGAGCAAGGGTGACGAACAAAAAAAAAGTAAATCTATAATCCACCCGAATACTAAATCAGAAACTCGAAATCTATGGTGGGAAATGCAGATCAAGCGCATGGATGTTCGCGAGAAGCGATTTTTGCGTGTTTTAAGCAAATATTTAGCCGAACAGGAGAAAAGGATTGTTGAGGCGTTAAAACCCACTAAAATGCGAGTTTTTCGCAAAGAGGGGCTAGAAAACGATGTCTTTAATCAGAAAATAGAGCTAACGCTTGGAATGGACGAATTTATGCCATTATTGACAGATATGTTGAAAGACGCAGGTCTTGACGCTATGAAGTTTGCTGGTAGTGAGTACCAATTTAATTTGAGTGCGGATATTGTTAGTCACTTAAATACCAGAACTAACTTATTCTTACAGCAGATAAATGAGACCACGTTCAATACATTAAAGAACCAATTTTCAGAAAGTTTGGGCGCAAATGAAAGCAGGACTGATTTAATCAAGCGTGTCCGCAATACATACGGCGATATTACCGAAGGTCGTGGCGCAACCATTGCCAGAACCGAGGTGCATAATGTTACTCAGTACGCAACCTTGGAAGGATATAAGCAAGCAGGAATGAATATTAAAATCTGGGCTTCTGTACGAGACTCGCATACTAGGGATAGCCACGCGTCATTGGACGGCGAAGAAAGACCAATCAACGTGCCATTTTCTAATGGCTTGATGTTTCCCGGTGATCCAAATGGTTCAGCCGAGGAGGTTATTAACTGTCGATGTGTCATCTAATTTTAATTATGTGCTATAATTTTATTAATAAAAAGTAATTTCAAAGATATGCTTATTAAACTAAATGATAAATTGGATCGGGTATACAACGTCGAGGTAAAATCTGTCGATAAAGAAAACTTTACACTAGAAGCCATTTTCTCTGTTGCAAAAGAGGATCGACATGGTGATGTTGTTATGCAGGACGGCTGGGATTTAAAAAACTTTAAGAAAAATCCCGTCATATTAAACTCTCATAATTATGGCGACGCTACTGAGGTAATTGGGAAAGCAACCAATGTGAAGGTAGTTAATGGCAAACTTGAGGGTAAAATAATTTTTGCGGTAAATGAAAACCCAAAGGCTAAGATCATCTTTGATTTATATGCAGGTGGTTTCTTAAACGCTTTTTCGGTCGGGTTTATTGTTAAGGAATTTGCCACTAATGAAAAAGGCATTACCGATTATAGCGTTATTACTAAGGCCGAATTGCTTGAGGTTTCGGCCGTATCAGTGCCAGCAAATGCTTATGCCCTAGCAAAAAGCAAAGGTATTGACGTTGATATCCTTGGTGAAGACATTGAGGTCGCGGAAGACGAGGATGAAAAAGATGAAGAAGTAATTGTTGAGGATGTTGTCGAAGATGAGGAGGAGCTTAAAGACGATCCTGATGTAGGCGATGTTGATTTTGATACCGATGATGATAAAGAAAAATCTTGCGATGAATGCGAAGCTAATAGGCTTGAAAAACTAGAGGCCGAAAAGAATAAAGTTAAGCTAACCGAAGCATACCCTAAAAAAGTTGCAAGGATTATTAATACCATGAATAATAAGCATGTAAGTTATTTAAAGCGCGCCAATGATATCATTAAGTCTTTGTTGGATGGCGATTTAGATGGCAAGAAGATTGAGGAAAAAACAAAGCAACAAATTCGCCAGAGAAAAGTCAATCAGGCAATTAGGGAACTTTTGAAAACTAAATAATAAACTTAAGTGATGATGAGCGCCTTATGTAAGGTCGAAATTACCCCGAAGCGCCGGGCATCAAAATGTTTTAATTATTATAAAATCTTAAAAATAAAACAATGTTAAAATTAATCAAATTGTTAAAGGAATTGAAAGGCAAAGGTTTTGCTACTAAAGAAGAAAAAGCTTTGGTTGCTACCGAATTTGCTAAACTCAAATCAGAAGACCAAGAGGCTGTTGAAGCCGAGGTTGACGAAGTGAGTGCATTACCAGAGGAGACTGCTGGTGGTGATGAAGGTGATGACAACGTTGACGAAGCTATTGAGAAAGGTATCAAATCCCTTTTCTCTCGCGAGGCTTCTAAAATCAAGAATGAAATCAAAACCTATCTTGATGAGCAACGAGAATTAGCCCAAAAGGGCGCTGGTGTTTATAACCAGGATGTAAAGGCTAAACGAGCCACCCTTAACACCTACGTTAAGGAATTAGGTAAGTCATTATTGGTTGGTGATTTTGCCAAGGTTAAGGAAATGACCACTGACGCTAGTGGTTCTCCTTATGCTGGTTATACTGTAGACAGTGAATTGTCTGCTGAAATTCGCCATCTTATTACTCAGTACGGTGTAGCGGCTAGAGAAATGGAAACTATCCAACTCTCTAAGAACTCCTACAAGGCTAATAACCTTACTACTGATGTGACTACCTACTGGGTAGATGAAGCCGGTTCTATCTTGTCAACTCAAGCTGTCTTAGGTCAAGAGGTTCTTGAACTTAAGAAATTGGCCGTTATTGTTTCAATGACTGCTGAATTGTTAGAGGACACTGAAATTGACTTTGTTAATTTCTTGGCTTCCCGCGTAGCTGAGGGTTTTGCTAAAATGGAAGACTTAGCCTTCTTTATGGGTGATGGTACTTCTACCTATGGTTCTTTCACTGGTTTATTGAACGCCACTGATGTAAATGAGACTGTCCTTACCGGCACCACCTTTGCGTCTTTGACTGCTGATGACCTTTTGGACATGGTGGATGATACTCCATCCGGTGCTTTAGCCAATGCTAAGTATTATTACAACCGTACTATCAAGAGCATTATCCGTAAATTGAAGGATGAAAACAATAATTATATTTATCAAGCTCCTTCCATTACCGGTCCTGCTACTGTTTGGGGTTACCCAGAAGTATTGGTTGAAGTAATGCCAAAAGCTACCGATACCGCCGCCGACACTTCTTTCGTGTTGTTTGGTGATTTACGCAAGGCTTGTATCTATGGCTACAAGGGTGCTACTAAGGTAGCTCGCTTTGACGCTGGTACTATCCGCAACGTTGCCAATAACGCTGATATCAACTTGATCACCACTGATCGAGAAGCTATCCGTTGGACCCGACGTGTTGGTTATATCCGCATTTTGCCAACTGCTGTCACTAAATTGACTACCGCCTCGGCTTCTGTCTAGGCTTAGTTAGTGTGATTATTCTGGTCATCATCCTATTGTGGTGGCCAGAAATAATCATATTAAAACAATGTTATTTTTAGAAAAAAAATTAAAAAAAGGTTTTCAATACTATACCGAGGATGTATTCGGTACTGTTGAAATCAAATCAGACAACGAGCTAGGGCCTGATATATTAGACGGTATAATCGGACTATTACTTAATCAGAGCGCGTCGGCAAAAACAATCGAAGGCGAGGTCAAAGTTGATAAATCAGTTATTAAATATAAGTTTATTAAGGCTCCAAGTTGGGGCGATGAAGAAAAAACATGCGACGATACACATATATCAATACCAAAACAGGAGAAAGGGTTTACTCGAATACTCCGATTATTAATTCTAAAGTTAAGCTGGTTCTCGCGATTCGTGGGAGCGTTCCGAGAGGCTTGGAAAAAGGAAAAATAAATAACCATGTCACAAAACTGCCCCAAAACACCATATTCCCAAATAAGCAGATACACTCAACAGGTAACACCGTTTGTTCAACAAGCAACGCCGTTTGTCCAACAAGTATTCTGCCCAATAATATTTTTAGCTCAAGAGAATAATTATCCAATATTATTACAAGATAGTGCCTTAATATTAGTTTAATATGTCATCAACACCAAAAAAAATAACTGAATTATCTCCACTAACAACATCATTGGACGACGATGTGATTGTTATTGTCGATATTGCTGAGGATGAAACCAAGAAGCAAACTAAGGGTAATTTCTTACATGAAATACAAGGCGATATTGATGACCACATAGATGATACTAATAATCCTCATAGTGTTACGCCATCACAGATCGGGGCTTTATCTGGCGTTATTACCGCAACGGGGACGATTGATGATTCAAATATAAGATTTGTATTTCAGCAGAAGCCATTACTCGTCTGTATTAACGGTGCAATGTACAGAGAGAATAAAGGCTGGTCATGGGAGTTATCAACATTAACAGCAATTTTAACTTTTCCCGTTGGTTTTAATGGGGATATATTTGGTATAATATAATAATATGAATAAACTATTTTTAATAATATCGCTTGTCGTTTGTATTTTATTCCCAACTAATACTTTTGGTGCTTTGACAGTACCTCAAGGTGGTACCGGCACATCGACTATAACCAATAACCATGTATTACTTGGAAATGGCACGTCGTCAATCAAAAGTGTTGCCACTTCATCTTTAGGGTTGCCAACATTTTCAGACTTAAACTTATACGTTCTTATTTCTTCGTTTCTAAATCGTTTCTCGTCTGCATTAGCTGGAACTACTACTGACGCATTGCGCGAAGGTTTAACTAACAAATACGACAAAACAGTATCATTGACTGGAGATGGCGCAACAACCATTTCAGGAACATACCCAAACTTTACTATTTATTCACCAACAGGAGGTGGCGGATCAGCTGGTGGTACTTGGTCAACTACAACCTCACAAGTGTCTGGTCGTTTGATAAACTACCCAAATAACACCGATGATATTGTTGTTATCGGCTCTAATTCCACGACAACTGGCGAATGGTGGTATGACCCAAGCACCTTGGTTGGCTATATCAAAGGAAAGTTAGGGATTGGTACAACTAGCCCATATGCCGCATTAAGTGTGGCTGGTGAGGCTGTCGCGCGTAACTTTACTGCAACATCATCTATTGCTAGTATTTTCCCATACGCTTCTACTACTGTTGCCTCGGCTAATACTTTTTGTTTGACATCTGACAATTGTATTTCAGTTTGGCCAACTAGAGATGGATATGGTACATGGGCAACTACTTCAAATGGCCTCGCTCATTATCCTAATCCAACCACTACGGTTACTTTATTAGGAACTACTTCAACCTCAACTACTGGAAATATATTCGAAGTATTAGGCAATTCTTTATTTAGAGGCAATGCCACTATAACAAATGCTACAACTACAAGCTTATACTCAACTCTTGGATCGTTTGCTAATCTATTTGTATCGGCAACCACTGCTACTGGTGATCTAAATATTAAAAATCTTGGGCGATTAAAGTTTGAAGGATTTTCACCAACTGGCAAGCCAGCTATTTATGCTGATGGAGATGATAATTCTGGTCTTCATTTTGATGGCCCAGATATCGTTTCAATCCATACTGGTGGATTAGATAGAATTTTGGCCAACTCCTTAGGTTATGTTGGTATTAATACTATTAATCCATCATCTGGTGAAGCAGGAACTGCTGCTTCTTATGCTGC